TAGCTCTCCCGTTTACACGGGAAGTGCTTAAATGGCAGACCAATTCAGGCCCAGCCTGGACAGTTGCCAGACTCAAGTCTATTAAAAATGACTTGGTACGCGAGTCAGCTGGCCTACCACCATTAACCTGGGTTAGAAAAAACAGGTCTGGTGGTTGGTATGGCGTGTGGGGAGCCCTGCGGCGGTACGCTAAAATTTCTGAGCGTACTTTCGCTCGAGCGGTGAGTTCATTAATGGCTTATTCATTTTTAAAGCCGGACTCACCGACTCCAGAGCATCTGGACAAGCTTTATGCTTCAGTCCAGGCTCAGGACCTCCCACTAGATCCACATCTTGTTACAAAGATTCGTGAATCTGCCAGAACCTTGCTGGGTAACCTTGATTTAGCGGAAACTATTCCGCTTATCACCTATCAGGGACATCCGTCCACACGCTCTCCTGTGTTTCAGGGAGCGTCCGTGCCCCAGAATGACTTCTTAGAAAAGGAGTTAGACTGGTGCAGGGAACCCTATAATCGGTTGTTCTTAAACCGACACTGGGGTTGTTACAAACATGTACTGATAGGGCTCGATTCTCTGAAAGTGGATGGGCCCTTACAAGGGCTATCGGGCGGTGCGATGGAGAGGACTTTTGGTCCTTACCAAAACATTCACTCGATACCGGGTTTCCGGCCTCCTTTCATGAGGAGGTGCATTGGTAATGTTGTTCCTTTAACCAAAGACGGCGGCTGGAAGGTCCGGTGGATTGCTAATCCGGGCCGAATTCACCAGCTAGCCCTCTATCCCTTGACAGGCGCCTTATTTAAGGCGCTGAAGAAATTGCCTTGGGATTGCACTTACGAGCAGGAGCGAGGTCATACCTTGATCCAAGAGCACCTAGCGGCTGGAAAAACGGCTCATGCAGTAGATCTCTCAAGTGCGACGGATTATTTTCCTCTGTCGCTTCAACTTGAGGTCCTGCGTGAGCTTTTCGGCGATGATCAATACATCGATCTGTTTGCCGAACTTTCCCGATGCGAGTGGCAATTGCCTAAACATGTTCAAGCAATGCCTAAGGGTAAAACCGGTATAAGCTGGACAAAAGGCCAACCTATGGGTCTACACCCATCATTCGCATCCTTCGCTCTAACGCACGGTTTATTGCTCCATGCGTTAGGTGGACAGGAAGGCGACTTTTTCGTCTTGGGAGACGATGTGGTCATCCTTCGGGACGATCTTCATCGTACCTATCTGTCTACGCTAGAAAGTCTTGGTTGTCCGCATGATCCGGTCAAGAGTATTACATCTGACCGGCTCACAGAGTTTGCTGGGAAAATTATTACTCCCACCTCTGTTTTGCCACAGTATAAGTGGCGAGCACCAAATGATGATTCTTTCTTGGTGTTCATGCAGACGTTTGGCCAACGTTTTGAGAAGCTGCTCTCTACAGAGCAGAAGAGTGTCTATCGCCAAGTTGGGCGACTGCTTCCCCCGTATGGATGTAATCATACGTTTGGGAAGGACACTCCTCCTCTTGACCAGGTGTTACAACAAACCTGGTCTTTCGAGGATTCTCTACCTGAGAAGAAACCACGGC